TTGTTGAATTATATTCAAAAACTCTTGGGATTTGTGAGATGCTAAACTCAAATGTGGTGGATCCAATTCCTGAAATTGTGTGTTCACCATCATAATATGTTTTAACAACATCAATCTCACTATTTCCAGGAACAGTCAAATCTTTAACAATTTGACTTTTAACTACAGGAATAACATTGGTGTTATCTAAATCAAATTGATACCAAAGATTAGTTGGGACTTGATCACTAATTCTGATTGTGAGATTTGCAGTTGAATCAATACCTACTTTACCAGACTTTGTTACTTCAAAATCATTTGTTGTTTCAGTGGTGTAGAAACTTTCACTATAATTATTTGATTTGTAAATGTTTAAATCAAATGCAGAGTAATTGATACCACCCAAAATGAAAGAGAGTGATGAATCAGAAAGATCAAACTTCAGATTGTTATTTCTGTGAGTTTCAACAAGAGGGTTAATTCTAGACAGTGTGCCACTTGATTGACTGGTTAGGTCTACAAATTTGGGACTCAATTGGTTGATCTGATAAAGATCATTTACAAGTCTAATTCTATAACGATCATAAACAATAACATAATACATTTCATTATCAATTAAACCACCTGCTGGTGAAGTTGCAGTATGGACAACACGATCACCTGTTCTGAAGATATTATCAGAGAAGTAGATTGTATTCAGTTTTGTATCAATGTCAGGTGCTGAGAAGTCTTGTGGATCAAAAACAATTCTTCTGTTATAGTCATTATATTTGACAATAATTGTTTGAGTGTCAGTTGGTTTGATAGTTAAATTGATCTTATCATTTTTAAGAAGACCATGAGTTGATGCTGTAGAAACAGTTACAGAAGTCTTATCAACCTGACCAGTGATAACATTAAGAAGATCTGTCTTGAAACTATGGTGATCACCAGTACCATAATCTGTGAAGTATAGAAGACCGGCTTCACTATTAACACCAACATAAGAACCAGTGGTTCCTAATCCAACTCTGTTTGTTGCAATTCCAATAAAGTCCCTAGAAAGAGGTGCAACATAGAAGAAATCAAAATCATCAATTGAACTATAAGAAGGTGTAACACCATTCCACACAGTCAGAACAGTTCCACCATTTGAATTATAAGAAACCTTATCATTTAGAGAGAGTCTATGGTCAGGGATGTAAATTGATTGTGGTTCAATAAAGATTTGTGTTTTACCAACTCCAGGATTGGAGAACACAATAGTAGAACCTACACCTATCCCTGTTGTGGTTCCAATTCCAACTGATTCTGTAGGATCAAAATACAACTCACGATTGAGTCTAAATGTCTTTGTTGTTTTTGTAGAACCAACATTAATATTAAACTTTCTGGGATCTTCAAAAAGAATTTCTCTGTTACTGTATGCAGATCCAACAGTTCCATTTTGTTCTCTAAGAACTCTGATACGTTTTGATGGTTTATCAACATTCAAAACCTTAACCTGTTCAGTTCCAATTCCAAGAATATCATTTTCACGAATGAATGGATAATCAAGTGCACCAGAAACATAAAAATAAGTTGTAATTCCTGTAGCACCTGCAGTTCCAACACCCAATGTAAGAACAAAGTTGTCTGATCTAACTCCTACTTGATAGGTTCCATCAAATCCTGTGAAATACTCAGAAATTCCATTAACATTAACTACATCAAGATCAAGTAAGTTGTGTGGAACTGAACTAAAACCAATAAATTGATTTTTGTTAGTATAAGGTGAAAATTCAATGCCAAGGAAAATAGATGAAGAAGTACTTACAGTGTTAATTGTTTTACCAAAAACAGTCTGAACCTTTGCCTGAGCATCTTTACCATTTGTATCATTATTATTAAAAACAAGTCTGTCACCAACTTGATAATTGTTACCACCACTGAAAACAGTAACTGAATCAATGTTTCCAGTTTTAGCAGATTCAATGTCAAGTGTTTGTGCCTTAATTTGATTTGAATTAAAGATGTATGAATATCCACTTTTTGCATCATTGGTATGATAGAAAGAAGTGTTTCTAAACCAACCATCATTTTCAACATTATAATCATTTTGATTATAAAGTGAACTTGAGTTATTGAGGTTTGGTTGATTTCTAAAAGTATTACCTATGATGTAAGGGAATGCAGGTGCTCTAAATTTATTGAATGGACCACTTGTTTCATTGGATGTATTAAAAGTGGCAAAGTAAGCATAAACACCATTTGGAAAATCAGGTGTTACACCAAATTTACCATTATGTTCATCTAAGTCACCATTACCTGTGAATTCATAATCTTCAACAAAGGTCCCAGCAGGATAAAGAGAAAGAGGTGGTCTATTAATTGTAGAACCTGTCAATGCATATCCTGACAACATCTGGCGAATAATTCCACCTTCTCTGGTGGAATATCCATAAGGACCATAGATTGGATTACCATCATATGCCCAACCCAAAATTGGTGAGTGATTACTACTTACAATTTCATTACCATCTTGTGTCAGAAGATCAGGAACACCATAGGCAGTCTGACCATCAGAGTTGAGAGAGTAAGTATTTTCTCTTAATTGTCTTGGTGCATAAGCATGACAATATTCAAGTGAATTTCTAGAGTTATTTTCTTCAACAAATCCATCATCATTATTAATGATAGGTAAGTTTCTGGAAACAAGGTTAATTGTCCATTTATGAATTTCAGGAGTAAGTTTTGCATCATAACCTGAGGAAATGACACCAATTGATGTGGTGTTGTCATAACCAATTCCACCATTAATAATTTTGACTTCTACAAGTCTTCCATTATCAACAATTGGAGTAAGTTTTGCATGAGTTCCCTTTCCACTAATAAGAAGAACAGGAGGAGAATTATATTGATGACCATTTGAATCAATAATGACATCAACAATTCTACCATTACTGATAATGGGTCTTACTAGTGCACCTTCACCACTCTCAAGAGTGACAGTTGGAATTCTGTTAAAGTTTAAGATTTCAGAAGAACCATATCCAACACCATTATTGGTGAGTTGAATGGAATCAATTGATCCTGTAAAAATAGGTTGAACTTTTGCGTTAAAGTCTCTTGTTGAAGTAGTGGAAATTCCAATCACACCTTCAATTGTAACTTTGATTGGTAGGTAGTTGAATGAACCAGAACCTGTTGAGTCAAAATCAACTAAAATTCCATTATTGAAGAAATAATCAGTTGATGTTGATCCAGTTCCAACTTCACATAAGGAAAAATTATTATTATCAACCTTTACAACAAAATATTCTTTATTTGTAGATAGACCAACAACACCAGTTGAACCTGCATCATATTTGATGATCTCTTTATTATTATATCCATGATTATTAATATTGATTCTATTCAATGAGGTTGAAACACCAGATGAAGTAAAGAACCTTTGCTTGTTTTTATAACCTCTACCTCTTTCAACAACCTCTACACCTGTAACAACTCTTTTTTTCTTGACTGATTCAATTTCTTGAATACCAGTACCAAAAGAAATAAGATTAACAGTGTTAATTCCAACATTTGCATCACTATATGTGTTATGAAGTTTAATTGTTAAGTCATCAACAATTGAAACATAATACAACGCATCAGTTGACAGTCCTGAAATAACAGTTTCTTTATTGGGTCTATAAACTACTTGTTCATTTGGTGCAAACTTGTGATAAGAACCAAAACCAATGGTGTCACTTGTGACAGAGACCTGTCTTGCAATCAATTCTGCATTAAAACTATTTGAATGAGTAACAGGAGTCATTCTGACTTCTGCAACTGCATTTACTTCAGGATTTCCTCCAGTAATTTTCACAACTGGAGTTTCTTGGTAATCAAATCCAGTATCAATGATGTCAACTCTTGAAAGTGAACCATCAACTGAAACCACACCAGTAGCACCAGTTCCAACAGAATCACTAATGTTTAAAACTGGAGGATTAATTACACCATATGCTAATCCTCCACTTGCTATATCAATACCTTCAAGATCACCATAATAAATCTGATTATTTGACTTGTAGTTGAGAATTTCAACTCCATTGACCAATGTACCTACAAATCCTGAATTGGTTTCAAAATTACCAACCTTTTTAGAGGGTGCATCAATTTCTCTAACAATTGATTGTGCAGTTAGATCTTTTTGATAAAAATCATAATAAATGAATTTATTGTCTTCTACATTTCCAACTAAGTTTAAAAACTTATTTGAAAAGAGATCTGCTCTACTTCTGGAAAGTTTAATATTATTCTCATCAACTCTTTTAACATATAAAACCGCAGCACTAATATTATCAAATGAATTAATTGTTTCTGTGACAACATCAACACCATCAGGAGTGGTGGTTGTTGTTCTGACAATTCCTGGTTGATAATAAACTGCATCACCAGTAAAGAAACCATGATCAGATGTATTGGTTAATTTGATTGTCTCACCATCTGATGAACTTCCAGAGAATGTAATTTTTTTATCATAGGGATTGATTTGTGTATCCCCATAAAATGGAATTGAGTTAGATGTAAGCAGAACATTTCCATTAAACTTGGAATAAGTGTTCTGAACATTTGCAAAATAATTACCCAGAACTGGATAACGAGTTGAATTACCTTTTAGAAGTTGATTTTCAACACTGTAAACTAATCTGGTGTCAACAGTTCTTGAGAATCTTGCAACAAACTTAGTTTTTGAAATAATTTTATAGATTGTACCATCTGTGATACTACCAACTGAACTCTTCAGTCTAATTTTATATTGAGGATTCAGAAGTTGATCATCAAATGTTTGTATTTCATAAGCATTTTCTGTTGCGTCAACCAGTTTGATTGATTCAACATCCCATTCTGTTTTGGTGTTAAATTTCCAGTTTCTGGACCTGGTTTGTTGATCCTCATAACCAAGAGATTGTAACGAAATTGTATCACCTTTGTTATAATAATTAGTTTTTCCATCTAACTTCAATTCTGTTAGAGAAGATGTCATTCTTACTCTAATTTGTTGAGAAGTATCAAAACCAACATAACCATATGAATAACTGTCTTCTCTAATATCAGTTTTTTCTGAAATACTTTCAAATACTTCACTTACATCTAAAAACTGAGTATAATTTTTATTTCCATAGACAATTGTAATATCATCACCATCAATATTCTTTGTTACAAGGTATCCAGTTTTTGCAAATCCTACAGTTGAGTCAACATCAATAAAAGTTGCACCAATTGATACTGGACTCAGAATTTTAGTTTTTGGATTTGGTTCAAACTTACCAAAAATTGTTCCATTTGTGTCAATATCTCTTTGATAACCATAATCAATGGAAATCTGATAATACTGACCTTGATCATAAAGAATTCTTTCAACGTTTGTTACTGTTCCTCTGGAATTTGTGGAATCTTGATATAATGTAAGATTTTTGAGTTGGAGTGGATCTCCAACGATTTGTTCAACAACAAAATCTTGAGTTACTGAATAAAATGCATCAGATGGACGGAACAATTGTTGACTTGGACGGATAACATTTACGTCTTCTCCATAAAGTGCCTTGAAAAGTATCTTAAATGCATTATCTGTTCCTTTTGACTGATAAAAGGAGTCTGCATTTTGAACAAAGTTCCTTTGGTCTAAACCAGAATAAAGAGTTCTTTCAGTAAATCCTGGTACAAATTGATTTTTGAGTTTTTTAAAGAATTCTTGAAGAAAAAGAATGTTTAAGTTGTAAATAACTGCACCAGATTTGTGCTTGTCTGCCTCAGTTTCTGTAAAAACAAGTTGATCTGGTGAATTTGAACCAACATAAGTGGTAATTCCACTAAAACCTCTTACACAACCTTCAAATGTTGTGTCTGTTTTGTAATCATATGAAATAATTTCATTATCAATCTTCAATAATCCATTTTTATCAGGAAATCCTTCTGTAAAATTACCTGAAGCAGAAGAATTAATGGTCTGACTCACATAATCTAAGTCAGTTTCAAGAATTGTAGAATTTTTGAGTGCAAAAAGGTTATCAAGCTTGACATATTGGTCAAGATTTTGAACCAAATCAAGAACACCACCTTGATATTCTTGAGAAATATAATATTGTTGTAAAAATTCTTCTAACAGTGGGAAATCCTCCCTCACATATCGAGGAAGTTGACTGGCTACAATGTCCTGAAACTGAACTCTATCTATTTTCATCTATTTTAGTAAGAATATGTTGTACCAGAAGTTGATGTAACCGTTGTTCTTGCGTAAACACTGCCAGTTGTGGAAGATGTTGCGGTTGAACTACCATTAGTTCCACCATTTGTTTGAGATAAAGATGAAATCATTGGTGTTCCACGAACTAAACTGTTATTTTGATAACTGGAAGAGACAATATAGTCACTTCCAGATGAATCATCACCTGAAGAAATACGATCGTTAATCATATTTACAACAGTATTTGAGGGGTCTAGTTGAAGATAAAGATCTTGAAGACCAATTACGTCATTTGAGTAAGGTGTCACAGAGATTTCAACCAAAGGAACACCACGATTAACAACTGTGGAAAGAATTTTAATTGGATTTAATCTAATTTCACCTTTGATGTAATCAATGATACCGATATTGTTTCTAACAACAACATATTCAGTGGGAGAAAGTAACTTAAAGAGAAAAACTGTTCCAGTTTTAAGATCAGAATTAGGTGTATCACCAAGATAAACAGTATCACTTACACCACTAATCTTAAATCCAGAGGATTTAATGTTAAATCCAATGGTTTGGTCATTGTAAACTGGTCTATGACCATGGTTTTTGACATGAAATCTGTTTCCATAACAAATTTCATATTCTGCAAACTGATCAAGTTTGGCTCCCATGTCACGTCTCATATCAACAGTGGTGATATTTGAAGTAATTGATTCATGACTTTGGTCAATTACCTTCTGGAATTGACTGTATTTGAATCTTGCACCAAATTTATTCAGTTGACTTGAGTCTGCATAGTTAATAATATTGGCTGTTACAATACTTTTTACCAATTGTGGTGATGGTACAAGGTTAGTATTGTAATAAACTGCTGAATTGGTCTCAACATATAGGTATTTGAGGTCAACCAGTTCACTTACAATTCCTGCAACAGTGTATTTTCTGAGTTCTAACCCCAGATTTCTCTTGACTTCTGATGAAAGATAGACTCCATTGAAGGGTTTGATGCTCACAAACACCTTACCATAGACTGGTGGAACCAAATCTTCACCACCAAATGCAGTAACTGACTCTGTTTCAGGGTAAATTTGAGGAACAATTGCCTCAAAATCTGTTGCTGTAACTGCTCTGTACTGTGAAGAGTAGATTTGAGTGGAATATTTTCTTACAGATTCAACACCTTCAATGTTTGAACCACCATAGGATGCAGTATTTGTTGATAAAAGTGAAATTCCTTGTGTAATAGAGTTACCATTATTATCTTGAATTCTTCCAGCAAAGGAAAATCCATCAACTCCATTACCATCTTCACCATTTGTAATGATATAACTTGCATTAATGTAGTTTGGTTCTTGTAACTTCTCTCCAAAAATACCATCACCAAACATCAATTCATATCTTTCACCATCAACTTCCTGTAAGAAGTAAATTGGTGATGTTGAAGTTACATCAACAAGACTATCAAATTGATTAAATGTTCTTGAAATTGTAGATTGTTCTGACTCTCTTACAACTACACTGATTAATGAGGTATCAACACCTGCATTGTCAAGAATAAATTTTTGATTTGGTGTTTTTGAACTTACAGTAAAATCCTGTGTGATGTAAGTTCCTTGATAAATGTCTACATTTTTAAACTCTGCGATTCCATTTGATTTGACTGGTGCAGTGATATCAGATGGAATTGAGAAGACATAACTTGTAGAACCAAGTTGTCTGTTTGTGACTGCAACCAGTCCTGCTTTAAGTGTTAATGAAACTGCAGTGGTGTTTGAGGCATTAACATTAAAAGAAATATTAGCTACTGATGCTTTACGTGAACGAGGAACATAACCAATGTTTCTTGCAAGAGAGACCACATTATTTCTCAATGTGGCACTATCAATGAATACCTCATTCGTCACCATATTGGCGTTGTATGAGTTTATGTAAGTGTTGTATGCCAACGTGTCAATGATCGTTGAAAGGTTAGAACCTTCAAAGTCATAATCAGTAAAGTTGGAATTAGATCGTAAGTAATCTTTGATGGATTCTTTTATCTGATCAAAGTCTACGTTACTAAAATTTACTAAAGGCATTTTACCTAGTAAGCTCGAGGGCAAATGTTAATTCTTGTTGTTCTGCATCAATACCAACAATGTAATAATTAATAATCACATCAAAGGCATTATCGTCAAAGTTAGGATTCACTTCAACTTTGATAAGTTCAACTCTTGGTTCGTAACTATTAATTGTATTCTCAATCTCAACACGAATTGCTGAAGCAGTCAATTCGTCCATATTTTCAAATAACATCTCAGAAACCCTTGATCCAATATTAGGAGCAAAGGGCTTATCACCAGGAACAGTTAAGACAAGGTTTCTAACAGAGCGAGCAATAGCAGTTTCGTTCTTAATCACAATCAAGTCATTGTTGACTGGATTGATTTGAAAAGAACCACTTACGTCTTTAAATCCTTTGCTAGTCCTTTCAACTGGCACAATAGTTGTTACAACAAATCTGTCTTATTTAGTCAATAAGTGTCACCTGTTGAGAACCACAAGTGCAAATGTGATCAGGGTCAGAACAATCAGTTGTCTCAAAAAGACCATCAGTGTTCTGTTTCTTGCGATTCTTTGGAGTCTGAACATCGTTCGCTATCTCCCTGAGAAGATTCTGTTCGTTGTTTTCCATTTTTCTCCTTTGATGTTTTCCAAAAGTACTCATCTTCACGTCCCATACCTAATCGATCAAATCCATTCTCTACAGAATATTCAATTGTTGATACTTTGAAATCTGGTTGTAATGGATTTTCAGGTGTGAGACTATTATCATAGATTCTCATTCGATTGTTTGGATAAAGAGCAAACTGCCCATTCTCCAATTCAATCAAGTTATGAGACTTGTGTTCTGCTGGTTTCTCACTGGTTGCATAATCAATTGAATCAGGATCACTATGATAGTTATCTATGGTACAAATGTAAGTTCCTTTCACTATACCATGATCACGAGTGTAGAGTTCAAAATCCATTGAACCAATGAACTGTTTATGAATTGAGACTACACCATAATCCATACAGTTCCAAAACTGTAGATTAGGTAGATTCATATCAGGTGTTGGTGTTACTGGTTTTGACACAAATGCACTAATTGGTAACTTATCATACATTGCAGCATATTCAGGTAGATAAGTTTCAAAGTAGAAAGCACGTCCTGGAATGGACTTACAAGAGATCCAAACACCTTTAACAAACTCTCCATGACCAAATTGATGATCAGTTAGATATTCTTTTCTTACCCATACTTCTTCACTGGGAAGATTGCAAATAAGTGTTGACATAAGATTTTAGTTTTATTTAAGACATCAAAAAACCCCCTGATGGGGGTTAAGACATTATCCACGTCCTTGACCACGATAACGTTTCCTTTTGGGATTAGCAGAACTAGCTGCATACTTTGTATGTTTTCCTGAACCCTGACGAGTCTTTTTAGGTTGTGACTCAATAAAAACACTACCAAGAAGAGACTTCTTTAGCTTTGCCATTTAAACTCCTAGTGTAAATCAAATAACTCTTGTCTTCTCGTGACCCACACGAATACGAGGATCACACCAAATTTCATAACCTGCTTCAATTGCATCCAAACAGAAGGATACATCTTCACCACACATATCTTGAACTGCACCAGATTCAAAGACTTGCATCTTTGGTGCAAACCATGGATACTTCATCTTCTCATCTTCAAACACACCATTCTTGATCATGACCCAACCAAAACCAGTGTAGTCAACAGTAAATGGTTTCTTACGCTTTGTAATGCCATCTACCATCTCGTGATTCATCACACCACCATTATTACGGAAATCATCCTCTTCTAACCAGTGTGCAACAGATGTAGTTCTTCCATCTTCAGTGGAATACCATCCAGCACTAATGGGATGATCCTTCTCTTCATCAATTGTTCCATCTTCATTCATTGCTTCAGCTGGAAGTGCTAGATCACACAATTGCCAAAACTTCTCTGTGTTGAACATAATATCACTATCAATCCACAACTGATAGTCATACTTCAATTTACCATCCCATGGAATCTGATCAGGTCCACGAAGAACATTTGCACCCAGACACTTACAACGTGCAAAGTTCACCATTGAACTATAGTCTTGTGAGATTTGAATACTCATCTGATTTTGAACTAAGTCAAAACAAAGTTGAACAAAGTTCTTCATAAAGGCATATGAACATCCTCGTCCTGGAAGACAAAAGACAATTGCCTTCCCACGCATTCGTTCCTTAATGGCATCATAATCCCATTCTGCATCCTTCTGTTTTGAAGGCGGTTTAGATGCCTTTACAGTAAATCCTTTCGCCATTGCTAAGTAATCACTCCATTTCAGGTTTATTATAACGGGTTATTTAGTCTCTATCAAACATTCATTTAAAGTGTTCAAGCTTGTACTAAACACAAGTCCAAATACAAATGTGTGATGAATGATTGTCATCCAATCCAATGAGTTTTGTAATTCGTCCATTTTTTCTTTAGTACGATGGTTCCATACACATGTCGTCTTTTCCCGCTGTTTTCACCTCACAAGTCTCATAGTCTACCTCAACTCCTTGTGTCACATAGTACTCCATTAAACCTTGAAATGATTCTTCATTCAGATTATTGTGAATACATTTACCATCTCTGTAGATGTGAAAAACATAAGTTACCATAGTTACCTTACCTGTTCTGTGTTTGTGGGCCCTTGTAGACCCTCTGAGGGGTCTGTGAGATTGTTTGTGAATGAGAGTGTCATCATCAGTAAACTTCCAATCATCAGGTATCTGAGACTCACGGAAGATGTTCTGAGTAATCTCATTATAGCATAAACTATTTTATTTTCTCTCTGACCAAAAAGAGTGTTCGAAGATTTGGGAGAAGGTGTTACTTCCCATTCATCAGGTTGTATCTGTGGTTCTGGAATGTCTTTCTCCCAGGCCCTTTCGAGTGCCCTTCGATGAAACTCCAATGATGTCTTTCTTGTAAAAGGGTCTGTGGTCATAAAATTACCTGGGAGAAATTTTTCATAGAGGTTCTTAGAAATTCTTAGAGGGGGCTCGACATACATTTGGAAAAAAAATATGGTGCAATATTTTTCTCTCTCTTTGGGTCTGTTGTAGGTTAGACTTTGCCAATTTTGCTTAAGGGGGGCCTTATGGGGGTTATGGGCGTTATTACATTATTACCTTATGGGCCTTATTACCTTATTACCTTATGGACCCCGCTACACTCAACCCCAACGGTACACATAACCCTCGAAAGACTGTCGATTTGGGTTACACTGTCATTTTAACATTAGGAGCAGAGAGTGTCAATGGGGACAGTGAAATAACTGTCCCCTGAGTGTTACCAATGTGTCAGCGCTGAACATAAACCATCTCAGGATTGTAGCTGTTGCTATAGACAGAACCTGGCATCTGAGACTGATAAGCAGCATTACCA